GGTCGCAAGCGGTATGCTGCGCGGCGCGCTGCCGGATGACAAGGACGAAGCGGAAGCGCTCAAAAACGCGGGCGAACAGGCGTATTCTATCCGTATCGGAGATAAGAATTACAGCTATTCGTGGATTCCGGTCATCGGTCCGGCTCTTGCAGGTGCAGCAGACTTTTACCAGACCATGAACGATATGGACGGCAATAAGGCCGCTGCTGTTTGGAACGCCGCAGAAGGTTATCTCAACTCGGCAATCTTTGAGCAGAGTTCGCTTTCCAGTCTTCCTGATCTGTTTGGCGGTTCCTACAGTACGCCGATTGAGGGCATCGGAAAAACCTTTGCGTCACTGCCCAGTCAGATGGTTCCGTCTCTGGTGCGTCAGGTTGCGACAGCAACAGACCCCTATGAACGGCAGACTTATGTAAAGGGCAACACGATTGAAAGCCAGCTCAACTCTATCAAGGCTTCTATTCCGTGGCTGCGGCAGACGCTCCCGGTTAAGGTGGATGAGCAGGGCAACGAAAAACTGAATTCTCAGGGACGCGGACTTGGCTCTCGATTGGCAGAGAATATGATTTTGCCTTACAAGGTTACACAGCAGCAGAGCAATGATGTTCGGGATGAGCTGATGCGGCTCAAGAAGGCAACCGGCGAAACAACGCAGTTCCAGAACAAGATCACTTATGCGGTAGAGCACGATGGAGAAAAGAAAAATCTGACGGCAACGGAATCCATGCAGTACCAGAAGATTTACGGTCAGGAATCTACAAAGGCGATTCGTGAGCTGATGGCAAGTGATACCTACAAAGGCCTGAGCGACAAGGAAAAGGTTCGGGCAATTACCGAAATCAATTCGTATGCAAAGACGATTGCGGATTCTAAGTTTGTTGATATCGAATTGAGCGAAGCGGAGCAAAAGGTCAAGAACGCAGTAGACAAGGGTATCGGCATTGGCGATTATATGGTATTCAAGAACAGCGTTAAAAGCATCGAAGATAAAAACACCGGCGCGGATGACAGCGGCAAGAAGAATATGCAGGATATAGTTGATCTGTTTGAGAATGGCAGCTTTGCAAAACTTACAGATGAACAGAAGGATTACTTGTATTCGTCTACTGGTCGTTCTCTCGCAACAAATCCGTATCATATTTCCGAGGTGGAAAAGAGTGCAAGCGATAGCTCGTATTACAAAAATCTGAGCGGCGAGGACAAGCTGATATTCCGAAGTTATGCAAACGAATACGAAGATGCAGTCAACAACGGAAAGATGGACGGCTGGGTTGCAAAGGCTAAACTGGCAAGTGACAACGGCGTGCTTGAACCGTATCAGTTCGCAGCATACGAACAGGCGTTGATGTACGCGGACAAGGATGAGAACGGCTCGTTGAAGCAATCCGAGGTCGCTGCGGCAATCAACACGATATCCGGATTGTCACAGACGCAGAAAGCGTACTTGTGGCAGTCGCAGAATAAGTCGTGGAAGCCGAACAAAAACCCGTTCGGCAGTGCAACAGTTTATTGGCCGGAAGCAAAAGAAAAAGACAACAGCGTTGAGGCAAAGGTTGACAGACGCATCGGTGGCATGCAGGCTTCGCAGAAAACCAGCAGCGCGGGATTTGTTAATCCGACTACGGCAAGCAACTCAGTTGTAACCAGCGAATACGGCGGCAGAAATGCACCGAAAACCTCCGGCGGATACGGCAGTTCCAACCATGACGGTATTGACATTGGCGACACAGGCGGCAATCTGGACGGTCAGGCGGCGGACAGTATCAACAGTGGCAAAGTTACTGAGGTTGGCTACGATGAGAACGGCTACGGCAACTATGTTGTGGTAGATCACGGCGACGGATATACCTCGCTGTACGGTCACTTGCAGAAGGCTACGGTTAAGCAGGGAGAAACGGTAAGCGCCGGTCAGCAGGTCGGCGTGATCGGCTCGACTGGCAACAGCTCCGGCCCGCATCTGCATTTGAGAGTGCATAAAAACGGACAGAGCATTGACCCGAGGACGGTTATTCCGGGGTACGGCGGATAAGAGAAGGGAGGGCGTTTGCCCTCCCTTTTCTCATGTTCTATATGTAAAAGCATTTTTGTATAGAGTAGTAATGGCTGTCATTATATGTGCCTTGTGGTATAATGACGGCAAATAAATGCGGGAAAATGCAATTTACAAGTGATGTGTCACTTGGTGTGCCACTTGTAAATCCGAGTGCCAAAATCGTTAGATATACGGTGACTTTTGAGGAATGTGCTGCTGCTTTGGGAGCAGGATGCCGCAGGTTCGAATCCTGTCACTCGGACCAGACGAAAAGTTCCGTAAACAGCTTTGTTTGCGGAACTTTTTCTTTTATTCCGGCTGTGAATGTTCCGGTGCTCGGTTTTGCTGTTTTCGACTTTATTCGCCGGAATGCGGTTTTTTAGGGGTTTTTGGGGGTGTTAGATGTGTCACCTACTGTGTCACCTGATTTGGGCTATCTTTCCGCTGCGACGTGCGGTGTCCAGCGCAACCACCTTGTCTACCGCTGCGGCGAACGCCTCCTCAGACAGGTGGGTGTAAACACGCGCTGTCATCGAAATCTCCTTGTGCCCCAGCAGGTCCTTTGCAACGTTGATCGGAACGCCTGCCGTTTGCAGGTCGGTTGCGTAGGTGTGACGCAAGCAGTAGGGCGTGAGGTCCACGGCTACCTTTGAAGTCTCCGGGATAACACCGCCTTTGAAAGTGTGTGCTCCCATGTCGATGTCTACGGCGCGTTTGAAACTCTCCCACATGCGGCGCATGGAATGCTTTGTGTGCGGCTTGCCGGTGGTCGGCTGCGTGAAGATGTAACCTTTGCCGCCGGTCAGCAGAGGAGCAAGCGCCGGATGCAGGGGAACGGCTCTGTCACCGAAATCCGTCTTTGATGAGTGCAGGATGATCTTTTGTTCGTTTCGGCGAACATCGTCCCATGTCGCTTTCCTGGTCTCGTCCGGGCGTGCACCGGTGTACAGCATGAACAGCACCCAGAGACCGGCGCGGTGCGTCTCGGCAACGTGCAGAATATGCTGGCGCTCTTCGGCTGTAATCGCCCTGTGCGTGCCGTTTTTGGTCTCCGGCATAACCAGTGCCTCTGAGGGGTCGTAAACGATTACACGGTCAATACGCGCCTGCCGGAACGCGCCTTTGATAAGATCGCGCAGCTTGCACGCCATGGACGCGGAACGGCCTGCAACGCTGTTCATGATGCGCTGCAAGTGCACGGTTCTAACATCCTTCAGTCGCATAGAGCCGATTTCCGGCGCTATGTAGTTCTTGAGATAGCCTTGCAGATCAGAACAGGTGCGCGGCTGCACTTTCGGCTTTTTGTAAGTCTCGATGTATTCCGCGAACCACTTATCGACGCTCGTGTTCTCGTTCACCACGTCTACACCTTCTTCAAGGCGGCGCTTTTTCTCGCCGACTTTCCGCCAGAGCTCGCGTTCTGTCTTGGCGCGGACAGAATAACGCTTACCCTGATACGTGAACGTCTCGCGGAAATATCCGTCTGACGTGTTTGCTTTTCTCATGTTGCAAAACCTCCTATTTTGTCGTATAATAGAAGGGTAGTAACGTTCCTCAAATGTACTACCCTCGAACCGCCTGCCGGATTGCCCTCCGGTGGGCGGTTTTTTTGCTTTATTTATGCCCACATATCGTCAATGAATTTATTCGCCATGCTTGCAGACGAGTAAGAAAAAGTTCTCATAGCTTCGTTTACTTCTATGATGTACTGGGAGTTTCTGGTCGACACATAGTTTTTTGCACTCGATACGGCGTCAACCGCAATGGCATATTCTTTCTGAAACTTCGTATAAGCGGCTTTTAACTCTCCAAGATATGTGTTTTCATTGTCCTGCGCTTCTATGTATGCGGCGCTTGCGTAATTAAAATTCCCTTCGATATTGCTCGACAGGTTTGCAATCGACGACGATGCGTCCTGAGCGGTAACATAACCACCACTATACATATCACACTTAGAATAAAGGAGTTCAATGTCCATCATCAGCGCGTCACTCGCAACTGTGATTTTGTGTGCAACTGTGACAGCTTCCATTGCATCGTTATCGACAATGGCGGTCTGCGTGCTTGCATCATAGCCGACGTAACAACCGAGGTTTTCGGCAACGGCACGAATGGGAACATAAGTCGTACCGTTATAGGTGAATGGTTCAACGGTCTTTCCGTTTGCGTCTGTCAAAACAGTCTGCTGACCGTCAATCTCCACTTTAATTCCGTATTCGGCGGTAATCGACCTTTTATAAGCGGTGGCGGCGGCTGTACTTGTAACAAAGACAGCCATCATCGCCGCTGCGGCTACCAATCTTTTTTTCATTCTTTTTTTCCTCCTTTTTGAACATCGTTTTGTGCAGTTTTGCGTTACGATTTCGGGTGGTGAAATTCTCACCTTTAAGAAGTTTTCAAAGCCGAAAAAGTTCTGAAAACGCAAAACCGCGCTGAAAAATTCAGCAAGTTTCTGATTTACTTTCCATAATGCGCCTGTTAACATATTTCCTGTAGCTACAGCAGAGCATGCTCACCCCGAAACGGGGCAGGCATTGGAGTTATGCATGGCGGGGTATGCTCCCGTCGCTCCTTTCCACTTAACGGAAAGCGAGGTTATCATGAACGAACTCATTACTGTAAATTACGACAACGAACAGCCGACTGTATCGGCACGTGAACTGCACGACTTTCTGGAAGTCGGCGCGGATTTCCGCCACTGGTTCCCGCGCATGTGTGAATACGGCTTTGAAGAAGGAAAAGACTTTCGGACATTTTTGACCGAAAGTTCCGGTGGCCGTCCGGCGCAGGATGCCGAAATCACCATCGACATGGCGAAGGAGCTTTGCATGCTTCAGCGCAACGACAAGGGCAAGCAGGCGCGTCAGTATTTCTTACAGCTGGAACGCGACTGGAACAGCCCGGAAAAAGTCATGGCTCGCGCTTTGCAGATCGCACACAAGCGCATTCACACGCTCTCGGAGAAGATCGAGCAGGACGCGCCCAAGGTTCTTTTCGCGGACAGCGTCGCGGCGTCGCACACGTCCATTCTGATTTTCGACCTCGCGAAGATCGTCAAGCAGAACGGCGTTGACATGGGCGGCAAGCGGCTGTTTGCATGGATGCGCGACAACGGCTATCTGGTGCGCAGACAGGGCACAGATTACAACATGCCCACACAGCGCAGCATGGAGCTCGGTTTGTTCGAGGTCAAGGAAACCAGCGTCACGCACTCCGACGGCCATATCAGCGTAAACAAAACGCCGAAAGTGACCGGCAAGGGTCAGCAGTATTTCATTAACAGGCTTCTGGGAGAAGAGAACCGTTCGAATTGAGCGGTTCTTTTTTGTCCAAAATATTGGACTTATTTTGTTGCCCGAGGTGTAAGGGTATTGCATCGAACAAGCGTTCGATGTATTATTACCTTACGGACGGGCGGTTTCGACAGCTTACGCCGGATTTAGGGAGTAAGCTAATCGCATACAACAGGAAAGGCAGGAATTAAACATCATGGACAATATCGACAAATTCACCGCAATGCTCAATTCATGCACAAACCCGCTGCGCATTTACAATGCGCTAAGAATGATCGCCGAACCGCCATTCGAGCAGTCCGACAATGTAACCGAGAAACGCGAGATCATCGTCGGAAAGGTTGCCGGACTTATCGAGCAGTCCGAGCGCCTTTAACAACTGGATAGACATTTCTCTTGTTACTTCCCCTGTTTCGGCTTCGGCCGGGGCGGGGGAGGTTTCTTTTTCGTCAAAATAACCCTTAGGGTCATCTGAAAGACCGAGCAAGTAATCTGCGGTACAGCCGAAATAACTGCACAATTTAACAATTACAGCTGAGTTCGGTTCGCTTACTCCGTTTTCATACCCATAGTATGTTGTGTATTTCATATCTATGGCTTCTGCAAATTTTCGTGCACTCATGCCCGTGCTTTCGCGCAATTTTTTTATACGGTCGTAATTCATATTTTCACCCCTTCCTGCTTGTCTTTATTATATGCTCGTTGCGTGCGCGGTGTCAATAACAATATTCGAAAAACACGTAAATTATTTTCCGTTTTTCTCTTGACATATTCGAGAAACAAGAATATACTATAACCATGATATTCGTGAAACACGAATACCGGGAGGTGATGAAAAAATGAGATTTCCGAATATTGAGGCGGAACGCGGCCGCAGAGGCTTAACCCGTGAGGAGTTCGTAAAGCCGATCGGAGTTACCGCAAAGACTTATGGAAACTGGCAGAACAGCAAAACAGATATTCCGTGTTCGAAGATTATCTTAATGGCGCGGATGCTTGGATGTTCGGCTGATTACCTGCTGGGTATCGACCACGAGGACAGGGGCGCATGAGGGGGTGAGGGGCGATGAAGTTTTTCAGACGGAAGCGAAGTCTCTTGGAGTGCGAAAAGCGAAGTCTCTTGGAGTGCGAAAACGAAATGCTGCGCTATCAGCTGAACGCCCTCCAAAAAGCCATGGGAGACAGAAAGATTGCAGACGGTGTGAAACCCTGTTACAGCGGTTCGTGCAGTCATTGCCGGTTCAGTCTTTCCGTAGACGGGTATTTAATTGGCTGTGTGCGCGAGAGCGTATGCGCTTGCTTTGATCCCGGCGATAATGCACGCGGCTATAATCTCAAATCAGACTTTTTGCCTGATAACGAGGGCGGCGAAAGCAATCACAAGGGAGAGAGCGGAGAAACAGAGCGAGACGATTGATGAAATGCGATTGAATTTTGCGTTTGCACGGTTCTTTTCATATTCCAGCAGCATAAGCCGACCTTTTACGCTAAGCCGATACTTCTCCGGCCGGTCTTCCGGGTGGATAACAGTCAGTATTCCTTCGGTGGTGAGCGAATCAATGTCGGGCGGGTCTAACCGGGCAAGGCGCAAGAGGTCGAGAGAATCAAGCCAACCTTGTTCTTTCAGAGATAAGAGCATTTTGTAAATATCGTATTGCATGAGTAACACCTCCTTTCCGAACCAGTATACCACGGGCGGAGAGGACACAGCAAGGGCATTGCGTTGACGAGCATGGCCGAGCAAGGGCAGAGCACGGCAGGACATGGCATGGCACAGCAACGGCATAGCAAGGCAGAGCACTGCAGAGCAGTGGCATAGCATAGCACTGCTTCGCAACGGAATTGCAAAGCGTAGACAGGCGTTGAAATGCTGCGCAAGGGCAAACAAAAGGCAGTCCAAGGGCAAACCAAAAGGAGGGAAGAACATGGAGGAACGGGGCTACAAGGAACTGCGGCAGGAAGTGAAAAACGACCTGATACAGATGTACGGCGGCGCGGTGCTTTTAACGCTCGAACAGTGCATGAAAGTGTACGGTTTGAGCGACAGAGATACCGCAAAGAAGGTTATTCGTGCACCGAGAGTTCCCGGTGAAAGACGTGTTGTCTACTACCTGGGCGACGTCGCAAGCGACATTGCAAAGCGGCGCGTCGGGAACGTCTGAGGGCAAACCGAGGGCAGTCCAAGGGCAAACCGAGGGCAGTCCAAGGGCAAACCGAGGCGTAAGAAAGAAAGTACCAAAGAAAGAAAAGAAGTATATATATATTCTCCCTACGGTCGAATATATATTAATTTAATTTCTAACAAAGCAAGAAGAAAGAACTAACCCTCACTACCGTTCGGGTTAGTAAGAAAACCACGACAGGAGGAAAAAACCATGACTATCAACCCCGTACTTTTCGGCGTACTCGCCTGCATCTTCGCGCAGCTCGTGCTGCTGTTCGGGTGGGGCTTTTACCACCGCGTTCTCAAGGACGAGCTGAACAAGCGCAAGACGCTTTTGCTGAAAGCCGCTCAGATGCGCTGTGAGCGCCGTTAAGCACTCAATTACATGCCGAGGGGTGCGAAAACGCGACACACGCCGTCTGAGGGCGCGGAAAGGGGTGATACGCAATGACCGACGGTATCAAGCGGCGGAACGTCATCCGCGAGATGCAGAAACGCACGATCGGCGAGGCGCTTTACTCGAAGAAGATCGGCAGGAAGCCGAGCGAGAGCGCTAAGAAAATCGGCGTACTGCCTGCACGGCAAGGGCAAAGCAAAGCGTAGCTTGGATGTGCAGAGGCAAAGCGCAGCATAGCAATGGCGTAGCGTTGCAAGGCAATGCAGGGGCATAGCACAGCGCAGATGCGCACAGCAACGGCAAGGCAAAGCGCAGCAGAGCATAGCGACGGCAAAGCATGACGAAGCAGAGCGAAGCACTGAACAGCTTAGCAACGGCAGTGCATAGCATTGAGCAGCACAGCGAGGGCAAGGCATAGCACTTCACCGCTCAGCGAGGGCAGAGCAAGGCGTAGCAGAGCATAGCAAGGGCATAGCATTGCTGGGCTTAGCTATGGCACGGCGAGGCCATGAGTTGCATAGCGACGGCAAAATTTGAGGAACGAAACAACAGGAGGACAAAAATCATGAAAAAGCTGAAAATTCACGTGACATTCACCGAGGGCATTCTCGGTACTGCAACCGCAGACCCGGAAATCTACAGCCGGTTCATCGGCTCGAAGAGCCCGGACGCGGCAACACTGCCGGAGGAAGTCGCGGCACTCGGTGAGGACGCAATCATCGAGCGCGGCACGACCGTGTTCCCCAAGGACGAGGACGGCGCGCCCTTCCTGTGGGACTACCAGATTAAAGGTTTTTTTAAGGACGCGTGCGGTATGCTGTCGCGTCTCAGCGGCAAAGACCCGAATACCGGCAAGAAGCGCAAGGCGGTCAACGAGTCCGGCAAGCTGACGGCGTACAAGAAGGTCATCGACGGCCTGATCTTCGTCGAGCCGCGCCGCATTCGCCTCGATACCCCGGGCGAAATCACGATCTGTCAGCGTTCTTTGCGCGCGCAGACCGCGCAGGGCGAGAGAACCGCACTCAGCAGCAGCGAGGAATGCCCGGCGGGCACGACATGCGAAATGACGATCCTCTGCATGGACGATGCACACGAAAAAGCGGTGCGCGAGTGGCTGGACTACGGCGCGCTGCGCGGTATCGGACAGTGGAGGAACAGCTCAAAGGGGCGGTTCAAGTGGGAGGAAGTCAAGTAAAAGAAAAACCGCCGAGCGGGAGCGCAATCCCGTTTCGGCGGCAAAGATAAATGTTTCAAGGTAAGTATATCACGAATTGGAGGAAAAAGCAATGGACAGAGAGACAATGCACCGGCTGCTGGACTTGTGTATCGGCGTTGACGATCTGGACGATATGCGAGCGGTTGAGTTCTCGGCGTACTCGGAAAACAGCATGGTGTGTATCAACATTTTCTATCGCGGATACCTTGCGAAGTGGGAAATCACGGACAGCTACAGGTGCTTTGAGATTAACGGCGAATGCGTGTGGCATCACGGCTTGCAGGAGACAACGCTCGACAAGGTGATTGAGGTACTGGAGGAGATGCGGCGTGCTTGATCGAGAGAGACGCAGAAAACTCATGGACAAGGAAACCATGATTAAGCTGCTTTACCTGTGCCTCGGTGCAGACGCGCCGGGGGAGACGACGGTTGAGTTTCGCGCGGACACGGATGGCACTGTCGGTGTCACAATCCGCGACTATGTGGGCGACGATTACTCCATAGAAAAGGAATCCTACACGCGCGGCGTCTTCGGCAATGGAAAGGCTGTATGGACACACAGAAAGGCTATATGGACAAACGGCGCAAGACAAACGACGCTGTACGAGGTCATCAAGGATTTGGAGGATATGCAGATGCTGAACATTGAGCCGCCGCTCGAGCCGCCGGAGAGAGACGATCAGGAGCGCATTAACCGGCTGTACGACATGCGCGAGGCGGAAATCCGCATGGGGGCGTTCCTCGAGGAGTACGAGGGGCTGTTCCCGGATGAGATCAAGAACTTTTTACAGGACGTGCGGGAGCGCGTCTGGGAAGCAGAAGACGAGATAGAGGAGGACTAAGAAATGAGCGTAATCAGAACGCTACGGGCAGATGAAATTGAATGCCGCGTAGCACAGGTGAAGCAGACACGAAACGGCGTTGGGTGCTCGCTGCTGCTCTACAAGGATGCGCGATGCGATATGGCAATCCTTGACGAGGTATACGGCGCGGCGAACTGGCAGCGCGAGCACACCATCATCGACGGCCGCTTGTACTGCAACCTGTCCGTATGGGACGACAACAAGAAGCAGTGGATTACCAAGCAGGATGTGGGCACGGAAAGCAACACCGAAAAGGAAAAGGGACAGGCAAGCGACAGTTTCAAGCGGGCTGGTACGAATTGGGGTATCGGACGTGAACTGTACACAGCTCCGTTTATCTGGATTACACTGGCAGACGGAGAGTACGCAAGTCAGGGCGAGCGCGTGCGCTGCAACCAAACGTTCAAAGTGTCGGAAATCAGCTATTCCGACAGCCGTAAGATTAGCGGTTTGGTCATCGTGGACAAGAAAGGCAACGAGCGCTTCCGCATGGGCGGACAGGCAAAGCCAAAGGAGGACCCGAAGATCGCGGCGGCGAAGGCTAAGGCGAACGAGGTCAAGCGGATGCTTGTGAAGATCATGGGCGACAAGACCGCAGCGGCGCAGCTGTGGAACGAGAAGTACAAGCAGGATGCAGGCGACATCATGAAGATGAATGCGGCGCTGCTTGATCTCGAAGATCGGCTTAAGCAGATGGAGGCGCTTGCATGACGCATGAGTTTGACAGGGCGCGGGTCGTGCGCGACGAGAGCGGCAACTGGCTTTGCCTGCACGTCAAGAACCCGCCTATGGCGCGCGTAGAGTGCGAGCAGATGAAGGAGGGAAAGTTATACTGCGCAGAGGTGAAGCGCAAGTATGATAAGCGCTCAGGGCGGGCAAATGCCTATGCGTGGATTTGCATGAGCAAACTTGCGGCGGCGCTAAGAATGAAGCGCGAAGACGTTTACCGCTCGTACATTCCCGAAGTAGGGGACAATTACAGGATTGTCCCCTACGCCAACGAGCAGCAGCGCGATTTGATCGCGAACCTGTGGGAAAAGCAGGGGCTCGGATGGGTGACGCAGGACTGCAACGGCGGTTTGCTGATGTGCTACTACGGGTCAAGCACTTACAACACGCTGCAGATGGGGCGGCTGATCGACATGGTAGTGCAGGACTGCAAGGAACAGGGCATTGAGACCAAACCGGAAAGCACGGTGCTCGGATGGCTGAGCAAGTGGAAACCGGAGGAGCGCGGGGTATGAGGAGACAGACACGGTTTACCGGCATCTCACCGGCGGCGTGGAAGGAATGCTACGACAGGGACGGCGGCATCTGCCGCCACTGCGGCAAGGGCGGTGTGTTGCAGGCGGCGCATTACGTCAGCAGAGCACGCGGCGGCATGGGCATTCCGACGAATTTAGTCATGCTGTGCCCGGACTGTCACCGGGAAATGGACCAGGGCGACGGAAAAGCAATCAAGGAAGAAATGCGCGAATACCTCGAAAGCCTCTATCCGCCGTGGAGCGAGGAAAACCAGAAATACACAAAGGAGACAGGACGAAATGCTGAATAAGATCATCTTACAGGGACGGCTTACCAAGGATTTGGAGCTGCGATACACGCAGAGCAACACGGCGGTTGCAGGCGGTACGCTGGCGGTGCAGAGAAGCCGCAAGGACGCGGGCGGAAAGTACCCGAGTGACTTCATTGACGTGGTTCTGTGGAGTAAGCTGGCAGAGCATGCGCACACGTGGTTCCACAAGGGTGATATGTGCATTGTGAGCGGCCGTTTGGAAAGCCGCGACTGGGAGGACAAGAACGGCAACAAGCGGCGCTCGTGGGAGGTACAGTGCGAAAGCATTGACTTCTGCGGCGGAAAGAGCGAGGGCAAGCCGAAGGAAGAGGAAAGCGACTTCATCATGTCGGATGAGAGCGACCAGGGCGACGTTCCGTTTTAAGGGGTGACAGGGGATGCTGACTAACGGGCATATACAGATTTACCGACAGCTCACAGAATGGGGGTGGTACAAGGATGTACCAACATGCAAGCTGTGGCTGCACATTCTGCTGAGGGCAAACTACAAGGAAAGCCAGTTCATGGGGAACGAGATTCCCCGAGGCGCGTTTGTAACGAGCTTGCAAGGGCTTGCAGACGAGAGCGGACTAACGGTAAAGCAAGTGCGCACGGCACTCGGAAAGCTCAAGAAAACCGGAGAAATCACGGTGGAAAGCAACCGGCATTATACGGTCATCGCGGTATGCCGGTATGACGAGTATCAGGGCGGCGAGCGGGAGGAAGCGCCTGCAAAGCAGCCGCCGAAACCGGAGATGCCGAAAAAGGCACAGAGTCCAAAGCCGAAAGAGCCTGACCTTGCAGAGCGGTTTTCTGAGCCTGCGCTTTCTGCGGTGCGCGACTGGATCACCTACAAGCAGGAGCGGCGCGAGGCGTACAAGGCAGTCGGGCTGAAAAGCCTGCTTACAGAGATAGAAAACCGAGTAAAGCGCCACGGAGCGGCGGCGGTTGCCGAGGTTATCCGGCTTTCCATGGCGAACAACTGGAAGGGCATTATCTGGGATCGCATCAAGGACGCGCCAAAGCAGGCGGAAGCAAAGACGGAACCGGAGGAAACGCCGGACTGGGAGCAGGCATGGCGAGCGCAGAAGGAAGAAATCAGACGGAAAATGAGGCGAGCGGGTGAATTATAAGTTTACGATCAAGGGCACGCTGCCCGGGCTGAACGAGTTGATCGAGGCGGAAAGGCGGCACCGGCAGGAGGGGGCGCGGCTGAAAAAGCAGTGCGAGGCCGTTGTGATGAATGCAGCGCGGCAGATGGGCGGCGCGGAAATTCAGGAGCCGGTGTACATGGTTTATCACTGGTACGAGAAGGACCGGCGGCGGGACAAGGACAATATCTGCGCGTTTGGGCGCAAGGTTATTCAGGATGCGCTGGTGAAAGCGCGGTATCTGAGCAACGACGGATGGAAGAATATCCGAGGGTTTGAAGATCACTTTGAAGTGGACGCGAAAAATCCGCGGGTTGTGGTTGAGATTTGGGAGAGGGACGAAACGGATGAAAGTTTTAATTGCCTGTGAAGAATCGCAGACGGTGTGCAAGGCGTTCCGAGAACGCGGACATGAGGCGTACTCATGCGACATTCAGGAGCCGTCAGGAGGACATCCAGAGTGGCATATCCTCGGAGACGCGCTGAAAGCGGTAGCCGGGGGGTAATATTTACCATGGACGGTAAAGCACATGATGTAGGTAAGTGGGATTTGCTGATAGCGCATCCGCCTTGTACTTATCTGTCGAATGTGGCAACAAGAGCCTACTCGCTGAAATGTACTCCGGCAGAAAAAGTAGTTGCGAGATTGGTAGAAAGGGCAAAGGCGGCAATATTCTTTATGCGCTTCGCGCTTGCCGATGTCGATAAAATCTGTGTCGAAAATCCGGTTGGATTTATGAATACAGCGTACAGGAAAGCAGATCAGATTATTGATCCTTACATGTTCGCAGAAAGCGTGAACGATACGGAAAATTACGTTACAAAGAGAACTTGCTATTGGCTGAAAGGTTTGCCAAAACTTGTAGGGAACAGCTTGCCGAAACCCAATAACGCGGAGCTTTTCGGACGACATCCAAACGGAAAAATGCGATGCTGGGAGGAAGTACAGAAGGGCAACCGCGCGAAAGAGCGCAGCAAGACGTTCCCGGGCATTGCTCGGGCAATGGCGGAACAATGGGGAGGATGAAGTTGCAACGGCGACAGCGAGCACCGGGCGGATTTCCGGTTGGAAGATGAGACATGCGAGGAATGGGAGGAACGAAATGAAATCTGTAATGTTAAGCATTCGCCCGACGTGGTGTGAGGAGATTGCCAGTGGTGAAAAGACCATTGAAGTCAGAAAGACCAAGCCGAAACTGGAAACGCCGTTTAAGTGTTACATTTACTGCACAGTGGAAAAGGCTGGGTATGATGCGCTCTGGGTTCTGGACGCTCCAACAAGAGAAGAATACTCGCTTATGGCGGTGTCTGCTTACTTAGAGAACCCCGAAGGTGCAAATAAAGGAAACGGCAAGGTCATTGGCGAGTTCACCTGTGACCGGATTTATGAGCTTGCGCCCCTCAACCATGCACCGGATGACGTAGAAAAGCAAGCCTGCCTGACACGGGAAGAAATTGTGAACTACCTAAAGGGAACCGGCTACGGCTGGCACATTTCCGACCTGCTGATCTATGACCAGCCGCGGGAGCTGAGCGAGTTTACCGGATTACGCAATACGAGATTCGGCGCAGCGCCATATGACATCAAGCGCCCGCCCCAGAGTTGGTGCTATGTGGAGGAATGGGAACAGAAAGAATTGGAGGAGATGTAAATGGGTAGCTATAAGCCGGGCGATATTATCACCATTAAAGGAACGGAATTTGCGGTGCTGGACGTAGAGAAAGGCGCGGCGAACGGCAAAGACAAACTGTTTGTGCTGTTAAAAGAGCCGTTTGGAAGCACGCCATTCAGCACGGACGGCAACGACTATACCGAAAGTAAGCTGCTTGACGAGGTGGTGCGGTGGTATAGCGAATTTGTATCTGGTTTGAGCAAGGAGCTGATTTTCCAGAGAGAAATCAGTCTATTGACCATGGACGGGCGCGCGAATTATGGGGTTGTTTATCGCTTAGCAGCACCGTTGACATTTGATGAGTGGCGCAAGTATTCACGCTATATTCCAGATTGCGAGAAAAGCTATTGGCTGGCAACCGGAGATGGCACAACGGGGCGCTACGGCGTGGACGCTGCGCTGCTCGTGTACTCCAATGGCGCTTGGTGCAGCGGTGACTGCTCGACCGCGTATGCGGTGCGTCCGGCTTTGGTCGTGTCGGAAGAGCTGATTGATACGCCGAAGGACGATGGTTTGAGCAAGTTCAGCACGATGGAGCTGATTCAGGAGCTCGCGGAAAGGACAGAGATGGACAATTAACTGTGCGTGACGATCGGGGAGGAAAACGATGGCTGAAATTACTTACATGGATTGTTGGCACTTTATAGCGCCTTTGATTCCCGTTAAGGTCGATACATATTCGATGGATGTGTATGTGATGACTTTTCAGGCGCTGAAGGAAGCGGAAGAAAGAAGGGCGAAGGAAAACAATGGCTGAGTATCTCAATAAGCAAACTGCACTGGATGCGATCTTGGCTGAATATCCAGATGCGCATTATCCCGAATGGTACGCGGCTAAAATTAAGGCGTTGGCTGCCGCCGATGTTGCACCGGTGGTGCATGGGCGATGGATCTACAAACACCGGTACAGAGGAGGTTTTCGAACATACGAAGTCTGTGATGAACTTGGAGAAAAGCATAGTGTCAGAGTAGATGAGAGATACGAAACTGATGACCCGTATTGCCCTGAGTGCGGCAAATGGAACGAGAGTGTTTGGCTCAACTACTGCCCCAACTGCGGGGTGAAGATGGACGGAGGTGCAGATAATGGCTGAATACATCACGAAAAAGGCCGCGATTAACGCGGTGGAACCCCCCCTATCGAACTGTTCCAGAGCGAGCGAGAAGAAATCGAAGAAGCGATTAACGCTACGCCTACTGCTGATGTTGTACCAGTTGTCCACGCTAAGTGGATACACACTAAAACTGAGGAAGATGATTGGGGACACAGCTTTCATCATTGGTATTGTTCCGCTTGCGGGTGGTTTGAAGGTTCAAATCCAGAGGGTGCTAGGGAATATTGCTCTGGCTGTGGGGCAAAAATGGACGGAGGTGAATAAACGTGAAATTGGAAGATTTTCGACCTGTTTATATCCCGAACGCGCGTTTCATGCGGTTCGTTGGGGAAAACGGTGAATGCATCAGCGTGCGTGCTGAGCATTATGTAAAATTTCTGAACGAGATTTTGCGCGGTAAAACGATGTTTTATCGATGGAAACTCGGCGAACATAATGACGAAGCAGAATTCGTCAAAGCCGAGCTTCCAAAACATTTCAGCCTGATTGAAATTGAATTATCAAATGGTGAGAAACACGAAATTCGTGATGGTAACGGCGAACTTTTCATCGTTACAGATACAGAGAAGTTTGAAATCATGCACGCAGCCGATTATATAAACGAATGCCTTAATCGAACAAAGTGAGAATTACTTCTGCTTCAAAAAATAACCTGAAATGATGGAGGTGCAGACAATGATTGAGCTTAAACCCTGTCCGTTCTGCGGTGGAAAAGCTCGCCTGTTTGTAAGCAACGGCGTGAGAGTGCTCTGCACCAAATGCGGTGTAACCACGTGGACTGCAGTCGACAGCGAGCGCGTCGGAACGAGCGCGGTTGAGGATGTAATTAAGGCATGGAACAGGAGGAAAAACAATGGGTGATATTCTCGGTTATGCTTTTATCGTATCGGCGATTATCTTCTTTGTGTATGGCATCTGGGTAGAGCACAAGTACGATCTGATTGCCGACAGGCTGAACGAAATGATGGAGGAGAAAAACAATGAAGCTTAAGAAAGACGGGTTGGTCTACGAGAGCTTCGTGGACGCTGTGAACGCATTTTTCCTCGGAGATCGCAAGATATTTGTTCAAGGCGAAAAGACGGAATTTAAATTTCCGGACGATGCGCGCCAGAGTATGATATGGGCGCGTGAGGACGCAGATATGAGGCGCATACGGCTGTACGCAAAACTCATGGGCTATGAGGTGATTGAGGACGGCACTCCCTACATCCGCGAGGTATTCGAGAAGTACGGCGAGGATGTAAAGCACAAGCTGACCCGTGCGGACATCCTGCACGCGGCGGAGAAGTGCGTATGCGGACAGCGCGAGACGGACTACGGCACACCGGAGGATAACTTTAAGACGATTGCGGAACTGTGGGAGGCGTATCTTAACAAAGCCTGCACAAGGGGCGTGAACGTGCGCGTAGAGGCAAAGGACGTTGCTGTAATGATGGCGCTGCTCAAGATCGCACGCATTGCAGCAGGCGGCGGAAAGGCTGACAGTTGGATTGATCTTGCAGGCTATGCGGCTTGCGGGGCGGAATGTGAGGGAGTAACGGAATGAAGAAAACAATTTTAACGCTGCTGGTAGCTATGATGGCTCTGATGTTTTCTGGGTGCGCTGGCTGCGATCGCGTGGCTAAGAGCATCGGCAGTGATGTGTCTGGCGGGCTGCATCGCACGGTAACGGTGTACAGCAACACAGGCGAGAAAATCCAGAGTTGGAGCGGCAAGTTTGATGTTTCCGAGAACGATAACGAGGTATATTTCGATCTGAACGATAAACGCGTCATTATTCATGGCGGCATCGTAATTGACGAGGAGGACTGAAAATGACGATTGATGAAGCTATCAAGGTAGCAGATGCCAACGCGGAACTCTATTCGAGCTTCGAAGGGTGGGGACAGGCGGTAAGTTTTTACGACACATGCGCTGCCATGCTGAAAGTAATGAAGAAGATGATCGAGGAAGGCAGACCGGAAGACGCGCCGGATGCGTGGCAGGAGCGCAGAAAGCGCGAGTACCGCGAGACCAAGGACCGGTACGAGAGGCTGCACCGGATTGTGACGAAGTACGAGGCGGGCGTTCTCGAGTTTAAGCCGAAGTGCTCCATCGACCTGTTAAAGCAGCAGAAAAAGCATATGGGCGAGTACCTGCACGATCTGGAAATCCGCGGATATGTGGAAGGAGTGGAACTGTGAAGAAAATCGAAATTGGCGAGTTGAAAGAGGGATGCGCAGATAACTGCGGCTTGATTGATTTGAACGCGATCCGATTCCCGAATGAGATTGCAAGCGTGCAGTTTTGTGCCGATTTTGAGATTACGGAGCAGGAGGAAAACGATGAACGCAGTGAGTGAAGATGTTGAAAAGCTCGTGGAAAAGGAGCTTGCAGGCGCGAACAAGCAGTTTCCGGCTTTTGCCTCGGAGCATGAGGCGTGGGCGGTGATGCACGAGGAACTCGACGAGTGCCGCGAGGTGTTCGAAATGCTGACGCGGCAGGATGGTTTTCTGTGGGAGTGCGTGAAGGGCAACCGCGGATATGCGGACGGACTGGTAAAGGAAATGCGCGAGGCGGCGGAAATGCTGGCTTGCGAGGCTATACAGGTGGCCGCGATGGCGCAGAAGTACCGCGATATGCTCGGAGAGGAGGAGGACGAATGAAGGGAGAAGTGTACAGGATCAGCGCGCGCGAAAGTTTGTCAACGGCGGACGCAATCAAGATCGCGTGCAAGTATGTTTACAGCTATGGTGTGCCGGCAGAGGACGCGGAGACTATGAAGCTGTTTTACGCGATGTGCGAATATGTGCTGCGCGTGCATTACAGGCTCATGCGGTATATCAACCCGAAGATCAAGCCGGAACCGAAGGCGCTTGCAGCCGTGGACAGCATGGTGCAGGACGAGGTAAACCGGCTGCTGAAAGGCATTGCGGAAAAGGAACCATGCCGCGTCAGCGTGAAGGAAGATAAGGCGGAACTGCTGACTATGGAACAGTGGGAGGCGGCGGTAAAGGCAATCAGAAAAGAGCTCGGAGAGGAGGAACAGAATGAATGAGCAGCGATACAGCGAGGAAGTCAGGCGTTACTTATTATGGGGATATGCCGTGCCGGAACTGCGCGTACTGGCGGACGCTCGGAAACTATAAAAATCTGAAGCTGTGGGCGTGCCACTACGCATTAGTTAACCGGCATTCGAGGGGATGCGAGCCGGGAGAAGGGTGTACCAAAAGAACAGAAAGCTACCGCAGACGGATAGCTTTCAAGCACGACGGAAGCACCGAGGAGATTACAAGTCGATGACAGCGAAAGAATGGCTGATGCGCGGGCGCGCACTGGAAAAGACGATTACAGCTTTGCAGGAGGCACGGAAACGCGCCTATGCACGGGCAACGGGCGCAACCGCGCCGGTAAGGGATACGCCGGGCGGAAAAGGGAGCACGGGGAACAAGGCGGACCCCTACATCGAACTGGGCGAGAAGATCGCAGAGAAGGAAAACGAGCTTGCGGAGATATACGGCGAGATTGTGCGCGTGCTGGGCGAGATGCGGGACAATGAGCTGCAAACGCTACTGCTTGAGCGTTATGTAAATGGCGCAACATGGGCGCAGACGGCGCGGCGGCTGCATTACAGCGAGGCGCACGTGAAGGGCTATATGCACAGAATGGCGCTGAATGCTGTGGATAAGTTAATACCCCACAATACGCAATAATGTGATATACTGATATCGTGGAAGAGCTCCAAGGGAGCAAAACCACGGCATTCACGGGTTGATAAATTCCGGTTATGTCCTCCTAATTCTCTCCCCTGCTTCGGCGGGGGACACGCACCAAAGGCTGCACGAGGCTGGCGGGGCTCACACTTCCTTTCGCCCAAGGCATTCCCTAATGAGGCGGGAAACCGTCTCAGCCTGTCCGCCGCGTCTGCACGAGGGCGCGCGGGCTCTTTGACTCTCGGGAATACAGTTCAAGGAAACGCGGCAGAGATGCCGCACATGCTCCAAAGCCTGCATGAGGGCGGCGGGGTGGCAGAATGCAGTGACGGCATATGGCGAATTCTGTATCCGCAGCCTTGCACGGAAACAATGTGCAAGGCGATCTGCTCGCAAAGCCTGCATGAGGGCGAGTGAGCACAAAAAAGACAGCCGAACGGCTGCCCATAATCTGACAGCCCGGAAAGACGGGCGCGGGCGCAGCTTACGGAACGGCGCGCCGACACCTATTCTGACGGCCCGGAAAGACGGGCATCTGTTTGCGAACTTTGCCGGACTGCCCGGCAGGCCTTGCGCAGGGCCAAAGCGTCAGTACACAGCGCAGCAGCACGTGTATCAGGGAGTAATTCCCTGCAACGGGGTAGCGCCCTGCGGTGAAAGTCCGCCGGTTTGCAGGCCGATAACTGCGCGCGAGGGGTTCAAAATTCGAACTTCCTATTTTGTAGCAGCCCCTGAGCGCAAGCCGGGAAACCGTCCGTAAAGCCGGACGCAAGGCGCAGCGATACGCGCACATACCGCGAAAGCGGTATACATGCAGCCGAAAGTTGATACGCGGTGCGATTCCGTGTGGCTGCACCTCCAATTAGTCATAGTAAAAGCACCTCCCCGGGATGGCTTCGGGAAGGTGCTTTTGCTTAGTTCCAGTTTACGTTGCGGTGAAGCAGGACTTTTCCGGTCTCGCTGTAGATCGTCACGGGTCCGCGATACGCATTCCCTGCGATTTCGAGCTTGCCCGGGTAGACTTTCTCGACGATCTCGTCCGCATCGGTGACGATGGCGTCGCCAAAGTCGGTGGAGACTGCCTGCCAACCTTCTGGAAGTTCGAGTTCTACGTGCAGGGCGTCGCCGGGGAAGCTCTCGCGGGCTTCCTTCTTGATCTCGATCCGATCGGCGACGTTCGCGTAAGTAGAGGGGTAGCGGTACAGGTGTACTTTCATGATCTTTTCCTTTCTGCCCTCGTTACCTCCGGGGCGGGTGGTTGGTTTAGTGCTCAAATTTGCCTTTGGCAATATCAACGGTTACGACTATGCCGGTATGGGTGCGCTGATACTCTTTTGCGTCTGATATGGCTTTGTGGCGGTCGGTGCCGTCGTAGGTCTTGATCTCGCCGCGTTGCCGTGTGCCGTCCGGGTAGGTATACCACTCGATAAAATCGTAATAAACTTTTTTGCTCCATGCGTCGCGGCGGCGCTTGAGTTCGGCGGACTTGGTCGGCTGCGTGCTGATCAGATAGGCGGCACGCTCGGCCATATCGCGCCGGTACTGCTGCAAGTCCTCGATCATGCTTTGAAGTCGGGCGATGTTCTCGGCGGCGCGCTTGTCGCTCTGCAAGAGTTCCGGCAAGCTGGTGCGCTTGGCAGGTGACAGCATCATAATCCAGATGTGATCTTGACGCTCTCCGCGGGAACCGTAGTCAATCATGGTGACGCCCTCCCTTATGCCGGGAGAGCGTCGGCGCGGTGACCGTCCGAGGTGATGCGCTCGCTGCCGTACTTGCGGCGGATGTCGGCCATGCTTGCGTGGCTCTTTCCGTGGTGTGCGTCCTTAGCGCAACGCCAGTACCACATGCCTTTTTTCTTCGCCCAGAAGCAGCCAGCCGCTTTGATCTCGTCCTTGTGTTCGCGGGTCTCACCGGATACCCATACCCAGGAGCCGCACAGCTCAATGATAATGCCCTTGATGCTGAGGAGCTTTTCGATCACTGCGCGGAACTCTTCCGGCATTTCTTCAACGCGGCGGGTCTTGCCGGTCGGGTCTGCGTCGGCTTTGCGGTTCTGCTCAGCCTTGAGGACCTCGAAACGCTTTTCATAGGCTGCGTTAACTTCCTGCATTGCTTCGGTGCTGCCGCCGTGGTCCGGATGTGCGGCAAATGCTGCGGCGCGGTATGCTTTGCGGAGTTCGTCGAGAGTGTTAATATTGTTAAACATGGTGTGTACCTCCTGTTTTGTGTTTCGGTGTTTTCCTTTGTTGTGATTACAGTATATATCATTGAGCAATGATAAGCAATAGGCAAAGTGAACATAATTGAGTAATGATATTTAGTGGAATTGTATAATTGAGCAATGATAACGGCTGTGGTACACTATAACAGGGAGGTGATACCATGGCAGTTGACCCAAACGCACGAACACGGGCGAGTAATAAGTATAACGCGAAAGCATACGATCGGCTTAATATCGTAGTACCCAAGGGAGAACGCGAACGCATTAAGGAGTATGCAGCCAGCAAGGGCGAAAGCCTGAACAGCTATGTATATAAGCTGATAACGGCAGACATGGACAAGTAAACAATGTAGGCAGACAAAAGCCGCTCCATCAACCGGGGCGGCTTTTTTGTGTCTATATAGTAAAAGGGGGCGAGAGTATGGAAAAGCTGACCGCAAAACAGCGGGCATGGATTGATTACTATAAGCAGGGCAAGACAGCAGCAGAGGCGGCACGGCTTGCCGGTTACAGGGGCAATAACTCCGACGTGATAGGTTCGCAGAACTTGGTTAAACTTGGTAAATACGTTGCAGACCGCGACGAACTGTTAGATCGTGCCCGTGTGGCGGATATGGCGGAGATTAACGCATTTTGGAGCGACATCATGAGAGATGATACAGCGGACATCAAGGACCGTCTGAAAGCCTCTGAGCTGCGCGCACGGAGTATCGGCGCATTTATCGAGCGTCGGGAAATCGTAGGAGCGCAGACGATCACGGTAAAGCTGTTGGACGATGATGAGGAAATGAAAGATACAGAGTAACGGCTTGCAGCCGCTTTCGGGCGGTGCAGGCTTGTTTTTTTACCCTGTTTTGCAAGTTCGTGTTGCACATCCTGCAAAAACAGACGTTTTCGCGCGGATGAATACCGAATTTTCCGGGGTTTATACTTCGGAGTGGGACGGAAAGCGTCGCGAATTATGCAAAACGTAACTTTTGTTCAATTCGGGAGGTGAGCAGGTGCAAGTAAACATTCCCAAGCGGGCATTCAATGCGGCTTACCTGCCGCTCCTTTCGGATGATGAGCACCGTTATATTGTGCTGTTCGGCGGCGCGGGCAGCGGCAAGAGCGTGTTCACTGCGCAACGGCTGACCGTGCGCATGATGAGCAAGCCGCTTTGCAATGTGCTTGTAGTGCGCAATGTAGGCGATACCAACCGAACGAGTACGTTTGCGCTGATGCAGCAGGTAATTAACAGCTGGGGCTTGCAAAGCCTGTTCGATGTTACTGACCTCAAGATTGTGTGCCGGCTGACCGGAAACGCCTGCATTTTTAAGGGGCTCGATGACTCGGAGAAGATCAAATCTGTTACCTTCCCGAATGGCGAGCTGACCGACATCTGGATAGAGGAGGCAAGCGAGATTTCGGAAGCCGACTTTAATCAGCTTGATATCCGTCTGCGAGGCAAGCGGATACACGGACAGATAACGCTTTCGTTCAACCCGATCAACGTGCTGCACTGGCTTAAAAAGCGGTTCTTTGATCGCAAGGATGAGCGGGCGGTGACGCTCAAGACCACATACAAGGATAACGCATGGCTTGATGAGGACTACAAGCGCACGCTTGAGGGGTACAAGGATAGCGACCCGTATTACTATCAAGTGTATTGTCTGGGGCAGTGGGGCGTTATCGGTAAGACGATCTTCGACGCTGCCAAGGTCAACGGCAGGCTAGCAGAGCTTCCACCGGCAGAGCGGCGCGGTTACTTTGTGTACTCCACAACGTTTGATGCACTGGCGAATCAAGTCAGGATAGACGACAAGAGCATTAAGTGGGTGGACGCTGACGACGGCTATATATCCATCTATCAGGACAGGCGCGAGGGCGTGCCGTATGTGATCGGCGGGGATACGTCCGGCGAAGGCTCGGACTGGTTTGTTGGGCAGGTGCTCGACAACACCAACGGGCGGCAGGTCTGCACGCTGCGGCATCAGTTCGACGAGGACGTTTACGCCGCACAGATGTATTGCCTCGGTATCTACTACAATACCGCACTGATTGCGATAGAGGCGAATTACAGCAGCTACCCCATCAAGGAGCTGCAACGGCTGCGGTATCCGCGGCAGTATGTCCGGCAGACCGAGGACAACTACACCCACAGACCCCGCGACAGCTACGGCTTCAAAACCACAAGCGTCACCCGTCCGGTTATTATTGCCGGACTGGTTGAGGTGGTACGCGAGAGTGTGGAGCTGCTGA